GACGCCTGCGAGGATGTATCAGCGTGAGCGACTGTGTCTGCCGCAACAGTGATACCGCCACCCGCGCCGACATTCAGGGTGACAGATCCGCTTGCTCCGCCGCCAGTCAGGCCGTTGCCCGCCGTGACGACCGTGATGTCGCCCACGTTGGTCGTGTAGCCCGCGTCATTGGTCAGCTCGGAGATGTTGTCGCCGGGCTGAACAGCGCTGTCAGCAAGAGAACCCTGCGCAGCCGTAGCATAATCAGTCGGGTCAAACGCCTTGACCGCCGCGAGGTTCGTGACCTCGCTGTCCATAAGCGCGCCAGCCGCCGTTACGTTGGCCGTGTCTGTTACGTCAGCACCGGCCTCGATGTTGTCTAGCTTGGTCTTATCGCCGTCAACGAAAGCACCCTCGGCTGGGGGCTGTTGAATGTCACCCACCAGAGGCCGTGACAAAAACAACCGCCTCGCCAGAAAGACTAATGGCCGAACCCGCATTGCTGCTTTCGCTTACCGTTCTGGATAAGGTCGTGCCGCTGGCCGTGTAAGTGCCAATGCCGATTTCCCAATCGTTACCGTCTTCGATAACGTAGCTGACGGCGTCGGCGTCAGAGACCCCCGCCGCTGCAAATGTCTGATACCCGTCAACCGCTGACCCCAGCGTGATTGTGCCAGTGCCAGTCGTGGCTGTGGTCATTTTTGCGCGGTTGACGAGTTTTGTCATGGGTCACCAATCAGTCAAGCGTTACGTCAAGGTCGCCGTCTGGGATGCGCAGCACGTCGCCACTGTCAATTGTCTTGGATGCGGCAAGAGAAGCGTAGGCAATCATGTTGCCAGACGTGGAGGCGTCGAAGATAGCAACGTGCGTAATGGTCCCCCAAGACGCCGTAGCAGTCGGAAACTCAATCGCGCCAGAGTTGCTGGCCGTGTCGCCTGAAACCGTGAACGTAGCAGCCTCGCGGGCATACGATCCGCCGGAAACCTCGGTTCCGCCGCCGGTCTCACCCGGTGCAGCAGTGAACAGGCCGACATACCAAGCAGTCGGGCGCGTGGGCGATCCAGTGGTCAGCAGCCACTCCAGAACGCGGGTCTCAAAGGTGTTTGTAAAGCTCATGACTTACCCCATAGGTCTTGCGCGCATACGCAGTGAAGAAGAACCTACCGCAGCGCGGTCGCCTTCGGTCCGAATGGCCTGCATGGCCTGCTCAAGAAGATTGTTCCAGATGCCAAGCTTTTCGGCATCGTCCAAATATGGCGCGGCTTCCATCAACGCCCCGTAAAGGTAAGCGTCAGGCGCGACCTCAAGCAGCCAGTTGCTTGTTTCACTGTCCGACAGCGCCGGTATCTTGGCGTAGTAGGTCAACTCGCCTTCAACCGTGCCATCCGGGGTGGGAACCACTTGGAATTCCTTGCCGATCACAGTGAAGAATTTGGGCTTGCCGCCGCCGACATAAATTGTGCCTTCCTCTGCCGCTTGATCGGGCGTGACATACTCAAGCGTCGTAATGGGCGTCGTGTTAAGCTGAAAGCGGACAACTTGCAGCCAATCAGCAGGAACAGCGGAATAGCCCGTGTCAATCTCTGCCGTGGCGCGCTTGACCATGCGATAGTCGCGGATGCGGCGGTTGAACTTGGCTTCTGCAAGCGAAATGAAAGACGGGATAACCGATGTCAGGTCATCCCGCAGCAGCCAATCAGCAATGGCCGACTTGAGCGTGGCATAAGACGTGATGCTCATAAGTAATCGCCCCCGTCATCACCTTCCCACGCCTGACAGACGCGCAGATTGTGGCAGATGAAGTCAAACTTTGTGCAGTAACCCCGACCGCCGCCATTTACGTCAAACGTATTATACGGGATCGCCTCCATCTTTTCCATCATGCCGACGCTGTTGTCGAAATATTCGCAATTCGCGCAGAACATGCGGCGCGCTTCGTCGCCGTCGATATTCATAATCTCTGCAAAGCTGTCCCAATACTCGGCATTAGCCTCCGGGTCGCTGGAAGGCTCGTCAGGGCCGAGATACCAGTTCTCAATGACATTCTTGGTGTTTTCTTCGTTTTCTTCGGGCGTGATAAAGCCCTCAGAGCCACCCATCATCAGCAGAGATGCAGCGTCACGAACCAGCATTACACAGTCCCTTCGCGTGTCCGAAATGCCCGGTTGTCCGGGTCATTCAGCCATTTCTTCATCGCCTTTGGATCGTCTGCGATACCCCGGCGCTTGAGGTCATAATACACCGAAAGCGGGATTGATGCTACACGAGCCATGTCCCCCCACTTGGTGCGCTTGTCTGTCTGGTTGCGGAAACGAGCGTTGCTGTCGTCCACGTCAATCTTTTGCTCAGTCTCAATTACAAATTCGCCGTTGTCACGCATGTGCCAATAGCGCGTGATGCCTGTCAGTGGGTCAGTGTCAAAGATGCGTTTGGTCATTGCTTACCCTCAAGGGAAAGGGGCGAGCCGAAGCCCGCCCCAATCTAGTTACGCAGCAGCCGTGCTGAGGTCATACACCGCGCCATGAGCCTCTTCGTTCATGACCTTGAGGCCGAACTCTGCAATGACCATGCGCTTCTCCGCGTCACCCGTCTTGGCAAGCTCGACCTGCTGGATCGGACGCAGGTAGCAGACCGATGCGTATTCCGGGTCCAGAAGGAACGCATCGCGCTCACGCTGAAAGCGGTTGGGCACAAAGGTCAAGTTGCCGAAGTCCGACACATACACGTCAGCCGCACCGATGATGGTGGTGGGGCCGTCCGTGGCTGCAACGCGGGTCTCTGCGATGCCTGCGAAGCCCGATGCAACGGTCTTGTTGTAGGGGCCGGTCATCACAATCGACGGGTTGCCGCCTGCCGTCCATGCCTGCTGCATGACCGACTTGAGCATTGCCTCGGTGAAGGCGCGCTGGGTGCCGTCCGTGCGAGCGTCGGTGCCGTCGCCGCTTGCGTTGGTGGCATCGCCAGCTTCGTCGATGTTCGACACAACCCACGAAGGCAGACCAGCAGTCTCAGGGGCGGTAGTCGAGTTACCGGCAACACGAGCGTTGTTCGACAGCAGCGTGGCTTCGATGTCGCGCTTCAGTTCCTTGCCGCGCTTGGCAAGCTGGTAAGCAAGTTCGCTGTCGCGGCCTGCTTTGTCGACGAACTCAAGACGATCTTCGAGGACCAGCGTGCGGCGACGGATGTGGGTGTAGTTGCCCAGACGGGTCGTCGCTGCCGTGGTATCAAAGGTTGCAACATCGTCGCCCGACAGGACCGCAGTGGTCGAGGTGGCGGCGAGGCTGTCGGTCTGCCACTCAAAGAAAGCGTTGGAAACGCTCTCGGAGCCGACATTCGACATGAACGGGGTTTCTTCAGGCGAAATATTCGCAATGACGTTGGAGAGTTCCTCGCGGATGCCCTTGGCACCATACGTCTGGAACGTGTTGGTAACGATAGCCATGATGTGACCTCATAGAAGAGATTTGATGACGGAAGCCGCGTCTGTGACACGACCGGTTTGCTGTAGGCGGTTCTGCGCCTTTTCTACGTCCCCGCGCCGACGAGGTTGTGTGCCTCTGGAACCCGCTTTCATTGGCTTTGGACCCGGCTTTGCCTTGCCCTTTGCCTCGGAAATCTTTGCGCGTCCCTTTTCAAACAGCATGGCGTTTCGGGCTAGTGCGACGACACCTGCGTGTGTGATGCCGTTCACGTCTTGTTCCGTGAAGCCCTTGGTGAGTAGGAAGTCCCGGATTTCAGCGGCCTCTTTCTTGGCCGTGTCGGGGTTTTTCCACTCCGGGATCATCTCTGGCAGTCGAGCCTGTTCCGCTTCCATCTGCTTTGACATTTGCTCTTGCATCTGTCGCTGCCGGATTTGGCCTAAACGCTGCTGTTCTGCCTCAACAGCCTGAATTTGTTGTTCACGCTGCTGTTTGACTTCCCGCCATTTCCGCTCAAGCTTGATGGCCTCGGTCGGGTTCTGCTCATACAGTTTGTCCCAATCAGGCTCGGCTTGAACTTGCTGTTCTAGCTGATCTCGCATACGCGGCAGAAGTTCCGCATATTGTGCGCGTTCTGCGGAAATCTCTTGCTCAAGGGCTTCCACCTGCTTGCGGCGTTCAGCTACCTCTTGCGATTTCCGCGTGTAGTCGGACTGCCGAGAATAGCCTGCAAGCAATTCGTCGAGGGTAACTTCAATCTCTTCGCCGTTGACCTTTACCGTGTAATGGTCTGACGTTTCCTCAAGTTCCTCGGCTTCATCGCCTTCGGTGTCTTCCTGATCGTCCGCTTCGACCTCGTAGCTTTCGGCTTGCGCTTCTGGCTCTTCGGTCTCGGTCGCTTCTTCGACCGGCGCATCCTCACCCGTGGCATTGTCCTCAAGGGGTGCCATCATGGCCCGGATAGCATCTTGTGCGCTTTGCAGATCGTTCCCCAAGGGGTTGTCGTTGTCTGCCATTGCTTAGTCTCCGTATATCACTTTGCGCTCTTTTCCGCAATAATCCCCGCATCTACCCAGATACGGAGGCGGCGGCGAAGCGCAGTCACGCCGTAAAGCTCGGCTTGGAGTTGGACCAATTCATCTACATCGCCCAATTCCGCCGTTTTCATGCCGTCGAAAACTTGCTGTTCGACTTCTCCAAATACACGTTGCAAGGTTTCATCGCGCAAAAGCCGGTCGGCCTCACGCGCGTCCTGAATTTGCTGTTCCTTGGTCTTCGCCACGGACTGCCTCCTTCACCATATCGGCCTCGGCTTTCATCACCTGCGTTGCCAACTCGCGAGACCGCTTGAGTTGCTCTGCTGTGACCTGCATTTCCTGCTTGGCTTGCAGTTCCAGAACCTTAAGCGCGGCGTCGATTTCCGTTTCCTCGCGCTTGCGCTGGATTTCCTCCTGCTTCATCTGCACGTCAGCTTGGATTTCCATGATTTGCGCCTGAATGAGCATCTGGTTTACGTCAGGCTCAGGCGGCTGCGGCGGGGGCGGCTGGAAGTCGGCAGGATCGGACCAGAACTGCGACGTGTCCTTGAACCCGGCAAGGTTCGTCATCTCAGACAGCGTGTTGTAAAGCTTTTGCAGGTCCGTCAGCGGGTTGATCGGGCCAAGCTGGGCGAGCGCCTCACGCTGCATGTTGCCGATCTGCGTGAGCATCGCCATGCGGGCTTGATCGGTGCCACGGCCAAGAGCGACGTTGACCATCACGTCCATGCCGCTGTCCCATCCACGGGGATCAAGCTGCACAAACTCATTTGTCAGGCGCACCATCCGGGCATGGTCTTGGTTCTGCACCACGATGCGCAGGATGCCCTTCATCAAATCCTTCATGCCGGTTTCGGCAAAGAGGCGCGCAATCATCTCTGTGTGCTGTTGTGCGGCCATCACAGTGGCGTTAACGCCCGTTGCGGTGGAGTTGGTCAGCGCGTCGGGGTCAAGGCCTTGAGAGGCCGCTGAGATGCCCGTGCGGCTTTCCTTCACGCGGTCCATGTATTCCAGCACCGGGAAGGATGCCTGACCGACGAATGGCATTGTGAGCGGCTGCACGGCACCGGCTTGGCGCATACGGATGATTGCGCCGTTCTCGGTATTCATCACATCTTCAATGGACGCCTGACCTTCCACAACTGCCATGCGCGGATTGATTGACTGCGCAAGGCTGTCGAGGCTGTTGCGCATCACAACCGACTTGATGCGCTGAATGTCCATCACCGTATCAGCAATAGACATGCCGAAAAAGTCATGCGGCTCTGGGTCGGGGCAAAAGGCAGCGAAGGGTGCAAAGTCGCACGGCTCGTCGCTCAGGATTTTGTTGCCTACGCCAGCGACGCATACCTTGCGCAGTTCGGCCACACCGTCGCCATCGCGGTCAACGCGGATGTAGGCTTCAATGTAGCTGACCTTGCGCATGGCCGGATCGGAGCGGTCGCCGCGATTGTCCACGAGCGCCGGGTTGCGTGTGTAGCGCTCTACGTTGGTGTCCAGTTCGTCCGTGTCGGTCGCCAGCTTGGACACTTCGTCGTAGTCGTAGCCCATAGCTACAAGGTCCGAGACCGTGACAACGCGGCGGTGTCCGACAAAATCAGCATCGTTGACCGACTTAGCGCGGCGGTCGATCAGGAATTCCTCTGGCGGCAGGGCTTCGATCTTCACGCGGCCTTTGGGCAGACGGCGGGTCACGCGCACATCGTGGATGATCGGCACGGGAATACCCATCTCGGCAGCACCGGGAGGCAGGATTTCCGGCGCTTCGTAGCTGCTTTGCATGTCAATCTGCACAAGCGGGTCAGCAGAGAGGGTGGCAAGCGCAGCGTCGTCGAGACCCGTCATGTCGCTGGTCTCGGTGTCAAAACTTTCGTCCCAGTAGAACTTGACGATACCAGCCTTGCGGACAAGCGCATCCTTGAACGCGCTGTGCAGCACCATGAAGCCGTCATTGTCCCGGTTGAAGATGTAGTTGACGTAATCCGTGGCTTGCTCGGCCATTGGCACGTCTTCCGGATTGCGGGGCGTGAACTCCACCACCTTGTCGGATGCCGTGAAGATACGCATGAGGCTGGGCAGGATTGCCTGCACCGTGTCGCGCACATCGTAGCTGACCACCTGCGATCGGCCATCTTCCTCGTCACCGAAAGGCAGGCCGCGATAGTATTCCGTCGCCTTGGCGCGGATGGGCGAGACGATGTTGTCAATGAAGTCAACCGCATCCTCAATCTCGTTGCCGACGATGCCTTGCAGTTCGTCTTCATCCATCCAGTCTGGATTGATGAGCGCGTTGACCTCGTTGGTCAGATCGTTGTCGTCGGGATACATGGTCGGCTCCTATTGGCTCAAGAGGCCGTTTTGGGCGATGTAGGCGCGGAGGTTGGCAAGCGGGTCTTGTTCCTGCTGAGACGCGCCCATAGCGGCTGCGCCTGTCAGCGGGTCAATGTTGGCGGCGTTGAGGTTGGCGAGGTGCGAGAGGCGGGGGTCAAAGCGGGCGAAGCGGGAGCGGACGTTGGTGGGGTCAAAAGTAACATACTCCGTTTGAATGTCTGGCGTAGAGCCGTAAAAATCGCGGTCATTTGTAAATCTTGAGCCAGAGTAACCCAAAGATCTCATATCGCGAGTCCCCGAAATTGAATCGCGCGCACTGCCAAACGGAAGTTGACCTTGGGGCCATTCCATATAATTACCACTTGTACGCAATGGTATAATTTGCTGGCCTATTTCAGATTCATCGTAATTAGCATAACCCGCAGCAACTTCTGGGTCTGTGTCAGACGTGACACCCCTTCCATACCAACCGGGGTCTTTTTCGCCAAACCTATTTGAATCAAACGCTTGGAAGTCCCTATCCGTCCCGTGGAAGCTATCAATCTCACCCGCCCGCGCCATGCGGCTTGCCTCATCCATCGGCAGGTCCATGCCCGTCTGGCCGGAAACGTATAGCTGATACATCTCCTGCGGGTCAGCTTGAGCCAT